AATGTCTCGTTGCATCATCACGGATGGTTGTAAGGGGAATCTCATTTCTCAGAAGGTCCTAACCTCTTACTCAAGTGGAGAAGTTCCAGCCCCTTCTTTGAAGGGGCTACAGGATTGGGTACAACGAAAAATATACTACAAATTTAATCAGCAAATTCCACTCAGATTGTGGAAGATAAAACACAATCTGGGGACAAATCCTGTACTTCAAATATATAAACCGGATGGGCGGACAGTATATACTGATTTGGATATCGTATCAACTAAGTTCGTAGATCCATTCAGTGTTGAAATTCTATTCAGAGATCCATGTGCTGGAATTATTGAATGTTTTGCATTATCACCGGCCTCAACACAAAGCATTGAGACTAAAGTTGTGCAGTTACAAAATCAAACCACAACTTTGAATGATGTTACAGGTGGCAATATTTTAACATTGGCTGTTCCTCCAGCTATTTCAACCAAAGATATCAAAATTTGGTTCATTTCACCAAACACAAACCAGATTAGTCTTTCAAGTAACCTTTTGTTTACAACAAAGACCTCATCTACATCTCCATGGTTTTCACAGCTACAATCAGGTTTAAATAACGACCAAGTGTTTTTCTTTGGGAAGACATGGAATGTGGTAACTGCCAGAGTAGATGATATAATTTTGGCAGCAGGATCACCTGTAGCAGACTACTCCCCATTCTTCTTTTCGAGTAAAAAATCTTTTTCTATAATTGGAATTGATATTAATTTGAAGACAATTACAGTAAATGGATTATTCGATGACACCATATTACCAACTCGAATAATTAATACGAAGAATTTAGTAACGGAAACTACACAAACGTTTACCATTGTTAAGGTGACGACACAAACATCTTCATCGTCAATTACCTCTACAATAACTGTTAAAGAGTCTCAGTTAATTATAGATCCATCCAATAGCGTAGTTGAAGCAGATTATCCAATAACATCTCCTGAAGTTGCCATTTTGTTAACTAAATCACCATACACGTCGACCGATCGTGATCTTAACAATATTATTAATTTAAAGAACTTATCATATAGCAACATAACACAGTCTCTTAATCAAGGTGATATTGTAACCCAACAGAGAGGTGGTCAGCTTCACATTGAATCTTCCTTGATACAATTCGTATATCCCCCTATTGTTGTGAGCTCTAATCAATAATTTTGTTGTATAATAACAAAAATTAATAGGAATTTATATGGAATTGGAAAATCCACAAAAACAAAAATTATTGATTGAGTATTTAATCTCATCGGTTGATGTGTTTAGTCTATGTCAACCAATACTACAGGTAAAATACTTTGATATAACACTGGAAAAAACAGTTAAGTTTTTATTAGATTATTATAATCAATACAGAGCAATTCCGTCGATCAGTCAAATTAAAGCAGAGACTGGGTTACAACTAACAACACACGAACTAACTCGAGATCAGACAGAGTACTGTATCAAAGAGACAGAACTGTTTTGTCGAAGATCAGCAATCAAAAAATCGATTCTTGATTCTGTAACTCTATACGAAGATGAAGACTATGGGCAGATTGAATCTAATCTAAAAAATGCGATTGCTACATCCGTTCACAAACGAGCTGGTGTTGGCTTGTTTGAAGACATAGATGAAATTTTGTTAAAATTAGAACAACAACCTGCTTTGCCATCTGGTTATACTGAATTTGATGAGGTGTTAGGAGGTGGTTTACGTAGGAAAGAACTGTTACTACTATCAGCAAACTCTGGTGGTGGTAAGTCAATTGTTATGGCTAATTTTGCATTAAATTATTTGCTATCTGATCTACACATCCTATATCTGAGCTTTGAACTTCCTGTTGAAATGATCTCAAAGAGGTACCTTAGTATGGTAACAGGGATTGGGCAAAGAGATATAATAGACAGGTCTTCAGAGATCAGTACTATAATGAAACAAGCACAGACAAAGACTGCAAATGACTTGATAATAGAACGATTGCCTGCAGGGACAACTCCTAACCAAGTTAGAGCTTTTCTGAAAGAGTTTGAGTTGAGAAGAAAGTATGTTCCTGACCTTATAGTGTTTGATTACATCGATCTAATGAGTCCAAATGAAAAGGTTTCAGCAGATAATGTATTTGAAAAGGACAAAAGAGTAACTGAACAAGTGTGTGAAATTCTTGTTGATTATGATATGATTGGAATTACAGCATCTCAACAGAATAGATCTGCAGTTACTACGAACGAATTAAACCACAGCCATATTGCTGGTGGAATAAGTAAGATTAATACAACGGATATATACGTTTCTATCGTATTTAATGATATGATGCGAGCTGCTGGTGAAATACATTTTGAATTTCTAAAAACTAGATCTAGTGATGGTGTTGGAAAGCGGGTAGAGTTAGCTTGGAATTCAAAGACTTTGCGGGTTGAAAATCCTAAGAATACTTCAGGACCCTTGACATTTTCAGGCAAAAAAACGTATAATAATTCTGCAGTAAATAAACAGTCTTCACCAGAAGAAAAACATATTACTAATTTACGAAACTTAATTGACATTTAAAAGGAGAAAACTATGGCAATTGAAACATTGAACATCGATGGAAAAGAATTAAAGGTAGCAGATCTTACACCAGAAATTCAACGACTTGTGGCAGTATATGATATCACAAGCACAAAGCGTGTAGAAGTTGAAAATGATCACATCCAGCTTTCTGCTGCAATTCGTCAACTATCTTCTGACATTTCAACAGCGGTTCAGAAGTACTTCGAATCACAAACTGCTGAGAGTGAAGCACCTGCAGACACTTCAGCTGAATCTGCTGAAACAGTTGAATAATCGGAACAAATATGATTCGCGCATACCATCCAATTGATATCAAGTATGAAAAAGATTCCGGGGAAGTGTCTACGCGGACAATTATACCAACAACAAATGTTCCGCACAATGTAAAGGCAGTTGATATTTCCAGTTTATCAGAAGATGAACAACTCCATATGATTGCTTTATTTGAAGCGTATGATGAATACACTTCAAATCATATGAAAAAAATGTTTGATTTTCAGAACTGGGTAGAACACACAACAGGAGAGGGTGTGGGTAGTAACAATAGTGGAAGTCCTTTATCATGGAGAACTTTCAAATTGAGTAATACTACGATCTTGTAGTTCTAAATAGCCATATTAAGACATATAGGGAAGGTTTTTAAAACCTTCCCTTTCTTTTTATAAATACATAAAAACTATTAGTAAAAGGCGAATGGTACATGAAAAATCTTCGTAATCTTCTTAGAGAGACTGCTGCAGCTGGTTCCACAGGAGCTGGAAGTATTGCTGGGAGTCGAGGTTTATTGTTTGGGGGGAAACCTGCAAAACGTGTAAACAATTCCAACACGATTAAGGTTCAGAGAATAAAATTTCACAATGATTCTAGAGGACTGAGTGAGAGTTTGTTGAAACAATTTTTGGATGAAAAGGAAGATGGAAATTTTAAAAATATTGATATTCTATCAAAATTGAAGGCAGCTCAGGCAAACTTTGATTTTGGCAAAGATTCTACCGCTTTTGGTTTAGAAGATGAAGAAGGCAACACAGTAAAAATTTATGTAAGATATGATCAAGCTGAACAATTCGAGAGAACATTGTCAGAAATTTTACACGATTCATCTGAAGAAAAACAAGAAATCCCTGAAATTATTTTTAATCTTAAAGATAAATTTGATATTGTACATGTTGACTGGGGACGTATAGAAGAGGATGAAGAAGAAACACAAGGCCCTGACCAGGAGGGTGGTCAACCATCACTCGATCAAACCGCCGACAGTTCTGGAGAACAGTTGGATTTGGATCAGAGCACAGATGGTGCTGATGATAGTACCAGTGAAGATTCTGAAGATACCGATTCTGGTGATGAATCTTCAATCCTAGATAAAGTAATTTCAATGCTGAAGGCTGATGCAGACGCACGAACAGCAGAAGCAAAAGCAAAAGAAGCTGAATACAACTCAAAGGAAGCTGAGTATGCTGCCAAAGCAGCAGAAGAGAAGATTAAAGGTGAAGAAGAAGTTTTAGATATGGAAACATATTTCAAACAACAAAATGATGAGAAAAAAGAAGCTACTAAGTTAGCAAAATTGGCTCGGTTCCGTCATGAAAAAGCTCTTGAACAACGAGGGCAAGAAACTGATGATGAAATGGACACAGATGAACTATAAACTAACTTTCAAACAATTTTTAATGGGGGAAGATGGAGCTCCAACAGCTCCAACAGCTCCAACACCACAATCAACTTCTGATTCAAGTAACGTTGCTCAAATTAATCAACAATTAAGCCAAGTGCAACAACAGATCAACGTTGTGCAGAAGCGGATTAGTCAATTACAACCTGCAGCACAAGGGCCTAATCAGCAAGCAAACACTGCAAATGCTGCTCAACTAGCTTCTTTAACAAACAGCCTGAAGGGGTTTCAACAAAGACAACAACAGTTACAAGCTAGCCTGGCTGCAGCACAATCTCAACAAAACAATCAACAAAACAATCAACAAAATAATCAACAAAATAATCAACAACAAAGTCAGACAAATACTGGAAATGGACAAACCTCAAATGGTGTTGGCTGATCAATGACTTTTCAACACGTACACATTCCAAAGTTCGAAGAAATGTCAACAAAGACCATTGACGGTCGTCGTTGGTATAAAACTCCGGAAGGTAATTATTATCCTTCAATCACTTCCGTGCTTGGAGCTAAAGAAAAACCGCATTTGGATCAATGGAGGAAGATGTTGGGAAACGAAAACGCTGACAAAGAAACCGCTCGGTGTGCTGATCGTGGAACAGCTATCCATCTTATGGCAGAAAAGTATTTGAACAATGAAGAAGGGTTTACCACAGACCAGCCAATAGAATATATTAAATTGTTCAATCAGCTTAAACTTGCTTTAAAACGTATCAACAACATCCGCATTCAAGAAATCCCTCTCTACAGTGACACTTTGATGGTTGCTGGAAGAGTTGATTGCATCGCGGAGTTTGATGGAGTTCTGTCGGTAATAGATTTTAAAACTTCAAATAACAACAAAACTGACAGTATGATTGAAGATTATTTTCTACAAGAAACATTCTATGCTCTTGCATATTACGAATTATATAAAGAGCATGTTAAACAAATCGTCACACTTATAACGGTGGAAAAGGGTATTGTTCCGCTTGTGTTCAAAAAAGACACAACTCCGTTTATCAACACTCTAGCTGATCGTATAGAAGAGTTCTACCAAAAACACGTTTAATTTGTTACCTTTTGTGCTTTAACAGGCAGTTTTAGTTTTTGATAAATAACTAAAACTTGAGGTTAAGCAATATGAATAATTTTGATTCAATAGACCAACTAAACAACACGTTCACAAAACAAGAACTACATCATATTCCTTCAGAGATTGTGATAGGTGAAATTCCGTTTGTCAAACGTGAAAGTCTTATCCCTACTAATATGGATGAACTGTTTGGTAGCAAAAAACTAGCTGTGTTGTATAGCGCCAAAGCTAACTCCTCTGATAAACGTCTCATCCTGGTTTGGAAGATGACTCGTGGTCTCACAATATCCCCCCTCGTTGCAAAGCTTATCAGTAAATATCGAACTGATGATCGAACTGTGAATGAGGCTACAAAAACTAAAGTAGACAAAGAACCAGAACCTGTTATTGGAGCTCACATAGAAGTAGTGTTAAACTCTTTTAACAACAGCAAACCTATCAGAGGCAAGGTTGATACAGGAGCTACCGTTTGTTCTTTGGATGCATCGAATATCAACGTGAGGAAAGATCCATACGACTCAGAACAACATATTGTGGATTTTACATTTGAAGGCACAAAGTATTCCGTAGGTTTAGCTGAATTCCAATCTGTACAATCAGCGTCTGGGGGAATGGAAAACCGACCTGTTGTAAGTTTTACTGTTAAATGTGAAGGGAAAACAATTCCTAATGTGCTATTTAATTTGAATGATCGTAGTGGTATGGAGGACAAGATATTGGTTGGAATGAATTTATTGAATGCATTAGGAATTAAGATTGATCCTAAAAAAGAATCATTCGAAGATACGAGCCATATAATTGAAGAAGATGAAATTGGAGATATGGAATACATAATGGAACAAATTGATGAAATCGATGAAGAAGAGATATACCAAACTCAGAAACACGAACAGTATGAAAAATTAAGTTCTTTGTATGAATATCTTTTGCAACAAAATATCCCTATGTCAGAATTATTACACTTTGTAAAAGAACACACAATAACAATTATAGAAAAAATGGAGTCATAATTATATGAGAGCTGTAAACAAATCCCCTTTCCTTGTTTTTCAGAATTTTATATCCCCTTTATTATGTGAAAGCATTATTGAGACATCAAACTTCACAGTACCAGATCTTGATAAAAAGGGGAAGCCAGTGAAGACTGTTCGAAGAAACGAAGAAGCAGAAGACATTATTTTTGAACGAATTCAAAATATCATTCCTCAAATCGAATCTCACTATGGGTCAAAGTATAAAGGAACAGAGAAACCAATTCTTGTAGAATGGTTTGATCAAGAGTCTGTAGGTGTGCTGGGATGTGAAAACAGTTCCTTCTTACGCTCTAAATGGGTTAGAACAAAGGATCGTGAATTTACTGGAATACTGTTTTTGACGGATTATCAAGAAGATACACCATTTGATTCTGATTTTGAAGTATATGGTGGGAAATTAGAATTTCCACAATGGAATTTTGGTTTCAACCCTCAGAGAGGAACGTTAATCATATTTCCGAGTGGTCCACATTTCATAAATGCGAATGCTAGTGTACACTATGGAGAATTACATCAAGTGAGATTCCACATCTCAGCTCAGACACCGTTTATGTTTGATATTAGTAACTTTCCTGGGGATATAGATTCCTGGTTTAAAGATATTAAATAATTATGAACAGACGTGAATATTCTGATGCTTTTCAAAATCCAAACTATCTTGGGGTAACAGTTGGCACTGTTGTAGATACAAACGACCCACAACAGTGCGGACGTCTTAAAGTTTTATGTCCAAGCTATGGGGACCATCCAAGTATAGATGTGGGAGATCTTCCGTGGGCAATTTATTCTTCTCCATTTGGTGGAACGGTGAATAATGAGTATATAAAACGAGGAACAGATCAAAAAGAGTCATCTGGTCCTGTTGGATACGGGTTCTGGAATATTCCAAAGTTGGGGTCATCAGTATTGGTGACATGTATTGATGGAAATGCAATGTCGAGGGTTTGGGTAGGTTGCTTACACACAGAACGATTGAGCCACACTCTTCCACACGGAAGATTCATAATTGGGGAGGGAGGGGAGCCAGATGGACCTCTTGACTCATTTGAAGAACCCATTCAACCTTTATATGATAATCAAACGAATGTGTTTGGAACTAGAAAAGGAAACTACGAATGGAGAACAAGGGGTGCAGATTACTCATTATCTTCTACTTCTCCAGGTTTTTATGTTCAGGATGGAATCAATGAAAAAGCTGATGACTTAGATGTGACACTAACATCAGCTGATGGGAAATCTGTTAATATAAGACAAGGGTATGCATTGAGTCAGGTGGAACCGTTACTAGAATCTAAAACAACGGGAAAAAATTATGACTCTCAAGTGTATTCATGGACAACTCCTGGGTTTCACGCTATTTCGATGGATGATAGAAAGGAAAACTGCAGGATTCGTGTAAGAACAACTGGAGGACATCAGATCATTTTAGATGATACGAATGAAAGAATTTATATAAGCACGGCAAATGGGGCAAACTGGTTGGAGATGGATGAAGATGGAAACATTGATGTGTATTCTTCTAAAAAAATAAACATGCATACAGAAGGAGATATAAATTTTACATCAAATAAAACAATACGTATGTTTGCTGATGAAGCGATTCACATGTATACCAAAGATGTGCGTATTCAGACGATAAATGATTTTCATGTCCGTACTGGAAAATCTTTAAAATTACACTCAGCTAGCACAATGATGTTACAATCCGATCAAACTTATCACTTAGACGTGTCATCGAGTATAATGATAACTACAGGGAAAACACTGAATCTCAAAGCAAGTGGGCAGATTCTGGAACAAGGTTCACAAATTCACTTTAATGGACCTGTTCCTGCATCAGCAGCTCCTGCGAATGAGGAGCCTGCAAAGTGGACGAATAGAATTCCTACTCATGAACCATACGCTAGAGGGACAACAGCATCTGATTTTTCTCACGCTCCTAAATACAGTTACGATGACCCAACAGTGGGAAGTGAAGATAAAACTAGAGGACCTCATTGGAGACGGTGACGTTTTAATATAAATATTTTATCTTATTGGATTTTAGATCATGGCTCTATATAAAGGTTTTACGACAAAAACTTACGGAAAATGTGTCGGAACAAAAGCAACTAATACAGGATTTTCTTTAACCGACATAGACCTCGTAAAACAAGATTTGATAAACAATATCTTCACCCTTAGGGGGGAACGAGTGATGCAGCCGACATTTGGGACAACTATTCCAAATCTTCTGTTTGAACCGTTGGATGAAATTACAGTATCATTAGTTGAAGAACAATTATTACAAGTGATAAGAAACGATCCTAGGGTACACCTACTCAATCTTTCAATGAATGTAGATCAAGATAACCATATTGTAGCTGCAAACATTTTGTTGCAGTACGTAGAATTGAATATGGTTGATGGTTTTGAGCTCAACATTCAATTCGAATGATTACTTTTGTGATGGAAGATTATAAACCCAGACTGAATTACCACAATCCCATATTCGCTCATATTTGTTGAGTTTCATGTTTTGATATTCCGTAAGCAGTGGGTCAAACGTTTTTAATATTTTTGACAATTTGTGTTTTTGAAATTGTATTCTAGAATACGTTATATAATTACCTTTTTCTTGGTTAAAGTAAAAATAATTAGGAGCAGAGTTGTGTGACAAAACAAATCCTAATTGTTTATACATATTCCCAGTATTCCATCGTTTATCTGAGTATGTTACAATTGATGCATTGTTATATTTCCGTACGAAATACTTGAACAATTTAGATGGACCTCCAACAACTGTAGTATAAAGTTCAGAACAATATCGGAGTAACTCAAATGAAGTCTTTTTCGTGTATCTTGCTTTTGAAAAAGACATACATGCTACCAATGTTTCGTTATAGAATAATCCTATAGTTAGGAATGCTGATTTGCAACTTCCTTGTATATGTGTGCGTTCAAAAAAATCATTTCCTACCTGAGATGTAATTTCTCTCACTACACACTTTCTTGCGAATATCTTAGTATTAAAACCGAGCAGTGAAGATAGTCGTGATTTGATTTTTTCTGCAGACTTTAAATATTCGTGTTCAAATATGTGAATCAAACGAATTCCTTGTGTTTCACATTGTTGTGTTTTGTGTAAATGGTATAATGGTTCTTTGTAATGTTGACTGTGCCAGTATAAACCATCACACTCTATTGCTAGATTATAACTTGGAATGTATATGTCCAACTCTTGTGGGGATATAATATTTCTACTTTTTTCACAATACACTCCTAACGATTGAACATATTCTCGTATTAAATTTTCAAACGATGAACTATGGTCTTGTGTTGGAATTTCCAGATGATCCAAAATCTTCGAAATATATGCTTGACTTACACCCAATTTTTCTGCTACCACAAAAGTGCTTTTGTACTGTTCATATAACTCAATCATTTGTTCCTTATTAGAAAGAATGTTTCTTGTTATATCATTAATTTTAGATCTGTTATAATTAGTGTCACCATATCTGTCAATCATAGTTAAATCACGTTTAATTTTTACATTTTTATCTTGATATGCATACTCAACACCCCGTTTTAATAAATTAGTTTGTCTACGTCTGGTGTCTGAATCTGAAATGCAAGCAGGACAATTAGGACTACAGAATTCGTTGAATGCTCTTTGTGTGGTAGTATTCCAACCTAGTTTACCCCCACATTTACATGTGGGTGCTTCTGTTGTATTATTTTTAATATAATACAATCGTTCACGTAATGTGCTCGTTTGAGGCAAGAATTGTGTTTTTGTCTGTATATGCTCCCAAATCTCAGCATCACTTTTACTTCTTGCAGATATGATTTTTCTTGTATCATCAACGACATCACACCATTTAACAACATCATCTATAGTTTTGATATTTAGATATTGTCTAAGACGTTTGGATAGTGTACTAACATATATTCCATTATTAGCAGCAACTTCAGTTATGGAAGCTGTTGTATTCAATATTGTTTGGATCATTTCTTCAGTATTTGTTATCAATTTGATTCACTATTGTGTATTACATGTATTTATACTGAGTCGTCAGAGTTTGTAAGTATCAACTGTTGTTGGGGTTGATGATAAATAAGTAAAAATAAAGTGGAACACATATATGAGCGGAAGAATAATATCAGTAGCTGAAAGTTGGCAAGCCGTTTATCAAGCCTATCAAAATGTAAATTTTACTGCGTTTGATTACCAAACAATTAAACAGAGTTTAATTGATTACATCAAGTTATACTTTCCAGAAAATTTTAACGATTTCATAGAATCATCTGAATTCATTGCTTTAATAGAATTATTTGCTTATCTCGGTGAGTTGATGGCGTATCGCGTTGATATGATGACTCATGAGAATTTTTTACCAACTGCTCAGAGAAAACAGTCTGTTCTTAGATTAGCAAAGTTAATCGCTTATAATGCTTCTAGAAATATCCCTGCTCGTGGAATGGTTAAAATTACATCAGTATCTACCACAGAAACTGTATACGACTCGAATGGAACTAACCTAGCGGGGAGGAAAATAAATTGGAACGATCCTTCCAACAGTAATTGGAAAGATCAATTTATTCTTGTAATGGACAGAGCTTTATCACAACCATTTGGAAGCGTGTTCCCTGCCGATCGCGTTCAAGTACAAAATGTGTTATTTGAATTATATTCTATGGAAAATGTTCCATTTAACCCTAACGTGATCCCATATTCGGTATCAGTTTCGGGACAGAATTATAACATGGAACTTGTTTCCGCCGCATTGAACGATAATGGTCCATACGAAAAACGACCTGAAATCAATGTTCCAATGAATATTTTATATGGCTCAGATGGTTTAGGAGATAGTTCATCCGGGACTGGCTTTTTCTTTTATACAAAACAAGGAAAACTGAATTTAATCTCTCAAACATTTGATGGTGTGACTCCTAACCAAACATTTGATATTGGTGTTACAAATATCAACCAAACAGACGTTTGGGTTAATAATGTTAGTTCGGATACGCTTCAAATCATTACTGGCTCTGTTTCTTCAGGATCACCATTAATACAATCAAATCGTAGTGGTGAATGGGTTCCAGTAGATTTAGCTCAAGCTCAAAACATTATATACAACACGAATATAATAAGAAATAAATATGAGATTGAAACTCTGAATAATGATGATGTGTTGTTTATATTTGGAGACGGAGAATTTGCAACTATCCCCAATGGGTTATTCCATTTTTGGGTTAGAACATCAGCCAACCTCGATTTGGTTATCCCACAAAGTGCAATTAATAACATACCATCCAGTTTGACATATATCGACGTGAATGGAAACGGTCAAACTCTTTCTTTTACATTCTCAGCAACAACTACTTTTCAGAATGCTGCTCCGTCTGAAGATATAGAACACATTCGCAGAATGGCTCCATCTGTATATTATACACAAGATCGGATGGTTAATGGAAATGACTATAACTCATTCATGCTTCAAGATCAAACAATTTTAAAAATTGTTTCGTTTAACAGAACATTTGCAGGTGAGTCCAATTACACAAAATATCTAGAATTTAATGATCCAAGTGGAGAGTATGATAATATTAAGATATTTGGGGATGATTTGTCATTGTTTGTTGATACAAACACAATAAATCTTCCTGATATCAATGCAGCTCTAAGTTCAACTGTTGTGGTTCAAAATTACGTTCAACCTCTATTGTCAAATATTGATTTATACATGACTAGGGCCATGAACGGGAATGATGGATATGTAAATGTAACAACGTTCACACAAAGTGAAATTAATACCATATCAAACGTTGATTATTCTAGTCTAACAGCATATTTATTCTATAACACGTCTGTTAATCCAGCAATATGGGATGTAGAAACAATCCAAGATGGAGCAAGTTTAGACCCTGTAACTGGTGACCCAATTGGGTTGGTCCATAATAGTAGTTATGCTTTACCATGGGTAATTAGCATTACAAAAGGTTCCACCTCAGATTCGTGGAAAGTTTCATATAAGGGTTCAAAAATTATAGCTGAAAGTCCAAGCACAAAATTCTTCTCTGCAAATCAAAATCAAGTAGTAAATTTTGATTCCTTGGTTTCTGGGTATGACAGTATAGTAATTTTAAAAGCAAATGAACATAAAAACCGAACGGGGGTTTTGACATCCAATGTTGCTTTGACTGTAACTGGTCAGGAGTTTGTAACAACTGGTAGTGGGCCTATAACCGATATTGGTTTGCCAAACACGAGTCAACTTAATGTCACATATCCCAACACTAATGGAAATTTGTTACCTGATTTTCCAAGTTCTGGTGTTCCTCTTAGTGATCTAATTGGGCCATCTATTAGCATAACACAGACAATGGTGACAGGGGCGGGTGGATCATATTTTTACGAATTCCCATTTCCTATACTTAGATCAGGATCAATCTCTGACATTCTAATAAGTCCGGCAACTGCAATCGATACTTCTCACTCAGGTACTGCTGGTGGATTTATAACTCCTGTAACTGGTGTTGTTACAGGAGTATATCTCAAGAGTGCTGCATCAATCCAGATATCAGAGTATGTGTACTTAACAAGACCCACAACAGACAGTTATTGGTCTGTGATGGATACGACTCCAACAAACTTGGAGTTATTCCTCACAGATACGGGAAATCTTTATGAGAGGAAGACCGGACGTAGTGGTTTTAATTTTATGTGGATGCACCGGACTCCAAACAACCGTTTGATTGACCCAGCTGCAATGAATATAATTGATACGTATATCGTAACTCGTGGATATTATCTAAATATGAGAAATTGGTTAAGTGGATTCTTACCAAATGAACCAGATGCCCCAACTCCATTAGATTTATTGACATCTTATTCATATTTAATTAACAATAAGATGATATCTGACAGCTTGATATTACATACGGGTAAATTTAAAATTCTATTTGGAACTAATGCCCCTAATGAATTACAAGCTAGATTTAAGGTAATCAAATCTCAGAATTCGACACTAACGGACAATCAGATTAAGCTATCCATCATATCCAAAATTCAAAGTTTCTTCGATATTACGCAGTGGGAATTTGGAGATACATTTTATTTTACAGAATTAGCTGCAGTGATTCATGCAACACTTCCTGTTGATATTGAGTCTGTTGTGATTGTTCCACAATATTCGTCAAACTATTTTGGAGATTTATTCCAAGTATATGCTAATGTTGATGAACTGTTTATTCCCGATGTGACGATTAATGACATTGACATTGTTAGCTCATTTGGAAGGTCTACAATTAAACAAAGTTAGTAACCCCCGGATTTTTGTTTTATTGAACAATTATAAATAGAAGTTGATAATATAACAATTGGTGTTAATTGATGACAAACTTTTCCGATTACAAAAAAGTCAGAACAAACCTCTTTGAACAATTACCAGAAACGCTTCAGACAGATGTAAACGAAGCGTTTTTAGAAAACACGGTTAATCGTTATTTAACTAAATCTGAACTTTCCACTATATTTGGTACTATCGGAGAACAATCCCCATCCGTAGCTACATCCACAAACATTGTAGAGTCTGAGGTTCAAAGACAAGCATATCAACTCCAGCCACTACTGTTCTCAAATATTGCGACTGTTAATCACATTTCATCTTACTCTGACATTTTACGAGAAGCAGAAAATTTGGGTGTGGATCCACTCAGGCTACCACAATGGGGTAATACTACATCTTTTAACTTTGCTCCTCCGATAGATTTTGATAAACTAGTTAACTGGTATCAATATTTTTGGTATGACGTTGGGAATCCAAATTCTTCTCCACAATACATCACGATAAAAAACAATTGTGCTGTTTCTACTGCACAATTGAAAACAAAGCAAACACAATATGATAATTTAATTCAATCTGGAGGAACACCGGCTGAGTTAGCCGCAATCCAAGTAGAACTTAATATTCTTGAGATTGCAAACAATTGTGCATGTTATGGAAACAACAACACAGGATGGGGAACAACACAATGGGATGATAATCCACTAAATTGGTGGAAAGAAATTAACCCAAGTATAATAACACCAAGCTCTCCATCTAGCGGTGACTTGTGGTTTAATACCAGTACATCTCAGTTGATGTACTATGATGGAACAGCATGGGAAATATTCATTCCGGCTGAAACATCTTTTGGTAGTTTTGCATGGGATATGATTTCAAGCAGTATAGCTGGGATATCATGTAAAATGCAAAATGATCCATGGTCTCAACAAAATAAATGGGTCCACCAAGAAGATGTACCAAACGTCGCTATTGCTAAGCGGGCTCAAATGCCAATAATTGAATATAATCCATTCCTTGAACTCAATGAGTGGACATACACGAAACGTATTTGGTCATACAGAGATTCATATTTGGATAACTGGACCACAGTAACAACATCCCCATCTTTATATGAGATGGGAATACCAATAAATGTTACCAATATACAGAATCCAAAGTTAATCACAGTATCTGGAGACCATACAGAAATATTAACTAGAACGAATAAAATCAGGATTAGTGTTGGATCGATAAATTCATTTTTCACTGTTGTATCTTCATCGTTTTCAGCAGCTAGTAATACTACAACGATGGTAGTGGTAGAATCTATTTCAACATTACTCCCATTCTCAAGTAATACTGTGGTAAAATTTGAATTAACAACAACTCAGAGTGGGAAGCCATGGGGTGGGTTTTTAAAACATTGGGCGTTGCTGACATCTGAAACTCCTGTTCCAATCAATACTCAGGTTGAGAATCCTGTAGTACTCTTGGAATCGTTCACTCAAAACTCTGTCGATCAACAAGTTTTTATGTTAACAAGTAATACCTTTCTTACATCTCAAGACACAATCAGAGTATATGTTAATGGTCAGAGACAATATGGGACTTTCTTGGAGGGTTGGTCAACTACAGGAACCAACTTTATTAGTACAGATGATGCTACATATAGTAGCATCAGTGGAACGAACTATGTCGGTCAGTCCGGAAAAATATATAATGGAGTATTAGGAAATGCTATTAGTTTCTTAAGAGTCCCAAAATTTGGATCAACGATTAGAATAGAACTTCATCCAGCTGCTTTGTCTGATCAATATCTCGGAGCTGTAGAAGTCAGAACAAGCACTGATGCTGATTTTAACACAACACTGTTTCAAACAGATTATATAACTTTAGCAAATTTTAGAAAAGTTGATCAAGTTAAAACACAGACAAACCAGTACCCTATATTCGATTTGTTTGACGCAGCTGGGAACACCGCATATCAAGCGAACAGCATATTTGTATTTGAAGAAAATCAAAACTTTGCAATAAACACTAATATTGGGAAACGAATCGTTGTTAAATCAACAAACGCATCTCCCAAAGATTATAGTTTTCAGCAACTGTTAGTTGACCCATTGACGGGAAGTTTACTGTGTTATAAGGATATGTGGGGGGTCAGTTCAACAAATCCTGAAGGTCTCCAGTCAATTTGGAGAACTGGAGTAACAGACAATGAATATATCCCAAAATATGTTAATGAATATAGATTAACAGATGGAGAACAGTACACAGACTCCACAGGAGCAGTACAAACCGTTGATTTGCAAATAGGAAGTTCAGGAGGTTGTTGGGAGATTCCACAACAACTGGTTTATAATGTTCATCACGAAAACAGATCCACGTTGTTATTTTCTGAATTGTATTCTCACTTAAAATCGATAATTGATGCTCAACCACAGCCTCAAGGATTTGAGAACATGACATCTAGTTATTATAGACTCATTGAAAATCCAAACTATGGGTTAGGTGGAACTATAAAGGAGTTTAACGACAGTTATGATACGTTCTTGTCTGCATTGTTCCAAACAACCAGCACACCGAGATCTATTATCGATTTTGCTCAGACCCAAAATGACTATAATATTTTATCGTTACAGGATTATTGTATTAAGAATTTTGTATCTCTTATTACTGGAACAACCAACACATTTGTTGTTGCATCAGATGTTTATGATTTGTTTGCAACTAAAGCGATTGAGAACTTTGAACAAAATAGTTTGAATATTTCTGTGTTTGGTGACACGACGGCTTATGATTCTGTATCAGGGAAGGGTGTTAAGAACTGGATAGCAACACTACCATTTCTCAAATTAGCATATCCAGTAACACCACTCGTTATGATAGATGAACAACTTGGAATCAAACAAGTGATGCATCATGACGGACACATATCTAGTATTAATCTTCCAACTTCAACTGTTCAGTCATTGAACAATCAAGTAATTACCATTACAAATGGAGCTAAAGGATCACACAACTCAAGACCTATATGGACTGGAGTATATAATGGAATGTTCTGGTTAAATGTAGTGACAAACACTCTTTACAGGTTTACTGTAGCTGAAGTAGGTCCAACAATTCCTCCAACAACATACGAAATTGGATCTTTGTGGTTGAACGATTTAACAGGATTATTATATAAGAGGTCATCAGCAAATCCACAGGGATGGGAATTAGTTTCAGGTGTTGTTGGAGATGTTGAAATGGCTTGGGTTCAAGCAGATATTGAAACAATTATTGTTAATGTTATATATCAAACAGAAATGAAGTTGTATGAAGCTGTGCCTGCATTTGAGCAGCTTGTGTTTGACTTTAACTCATTAGTGACTACTCAACCTAACAACTCAGTTCAAGGAACAGAACAAAATACATTCGTTAGCTATTTACAAAATCAATATTATGATTACGTCCAACAAACTCATTCCGATCCATTAACAACCACGTTCAAACTGAGTGACCCATTTACTTGGAACTATAGCAGTGTAACTAATATTCCTCCTGTAAAAAGCAATGGTTCTGCAACAGAGTGGAGTGGTAGTTGGGAATCAATATATGAACTCAACTTTGGGACTGCATACCCTCACATTCTTCCGTGGAGACTGCAAGGGTATTTTGATAAACCAACATGGTGGGATCTTGAGTATGCAGATCACACCGGAGTTCGTCGTTGGTCAACTCAGATGTGGACTAATATCAAAAATGGTGTAATTCCAGTTGGATATAATACCCCTACAGGGGTAGCTGGAACTGGTTTTGTTAGTCAAGTAGATGGTTATTATTTTATGTGTGTGGATACATTGACAGATCAGTTATTACCACCATATGTTTCCGGTAGCACACAGACGTTTTTAAATGATTATAGCATATACATTGCTCCTGTGGGGTCAACGTTGAATGATTCGTTTAGTTTTGGAAATCAGGGTCCAACAGAAAGGTCCTGGAGAATTTCAACATATTTCAATTATGGTTTATTGCACATTGCTTTTAGAATGCAGCCTGTTAAATTCTTACATTCGACGTTTGGTCCATCGTTCATAGAAGTTGCTGGATTGCAGGTTGATCTAAGTTCACAAAAAGTGTATTCACACAAAGACGCAGTGTTTCATGGAGATTTAGACCAGAACAACCAAGTTATTAAAATAGCTGGTCTAAACCAGTGGTATGTTAATTTCAATAGATTTAATGATTTAGATATTAATGTATCTAATTTTAGAGAAACATGGACAAGCTGGGATGCATTATTATCATACCAAACCGAATCTTTTGTTAATACCAAATCTTTACAAATATATAATGACAATTTTTCTGTTATTCCAGAAGATTATCAAGTTTTAGTTAAAAAAACTCCTGATTTGTCTGATTATTGGATTGATACATTGTTGGTGACTACCCAAACTGTTGGTAAAGATTGGTCAGTATCTGATAATTTTAAAATCCCACGGTATGATGGAGATGATTGGACATTTAGTGTACACACACCTTCACCAATCCAACATGGATTAACTTACTATGGTGTTAAGAAATATCCTTGTGTTTTTGATCCTATATCAGACAAGGGATTTATTCCGAACACGATGTCTCTCCCTTGGGCTATACTAAAAGGATCTATCCAACCTGGACAAGAGGTAATATACGAACCGGATGATACATTAACTTGGTTTACAGGATCTCCAGTTCAGGTATCTTCTTTGGGATCTTTACCTGCTCCGTTAATTGCAAATACTACGTATTATATCATCAAAGAAGATGACCAAACGTTTAAGCTGGCAACTTCTTATACAGATGCAGTTGTGGGTTTAGCGATTGATATAATTACAACTACAACAAGCCAAGTTTATGTTGAGGAAGTTGCATCAACATTCATTGCTTTGGATGGAGTTAGGACTTCAAATGTTTGGAACCACCTATCAATCGATAAACGTTTTGTCTATCAAGATAACACTCCTGGAGTTTATAGAGGAGTACAAACTTTAATTAACGTAATTGATGGGTATGTTTCCTATTTGAAAGATCTGGGTTGGAGTTTTAATCAATCTGAATCAACGGAAATTGACATCGATACAGGGAAAATTGTAAGTTGGCAAAATGAGATTGAACGCTTGATCACAAGCATATACACTGGTTTGGGGACTGTTACTGTAATGTACAATACAGGTTCTCACGTATCTAATGTGGTTGAATATCAAGAGGTTAATCCATTCAGAAATAATGTTTGGTTCAATACACCTCGTGGAATCGTGTCAGACATATACA